CTTAACACAGGCACAGAATTATCAGAATTTTACGTAGGGTTGCGTAAAAATCAACAGTATCACATGAATATTCAGATTTCACCAGATTCGAATACGTATACCGTATCAGCCATATTCGATCACCATTTGAGTAAAGATTTAAAAACACAAGGTAAATCAGTAGTCGGTAACGAGGTTGTTAAAGTTTCTAACGTGAGTACGACATCCAGTATTAATCCAGTCACGGAAATATATACCAAACTCAAAACGAATTACGAAACCTTTACGGAAGATATTTAAAAAATAAAACCTTGGTATAATATAAAATATGTCTGGAGGTATTGCTCAACTCGTTGCCGTAGGTGCCCAAGATGCGCATCTCGTCGGCCAACCTGAAGTTTCTTTTTTCAGGTCCAATTATAAACGTCACACAAATTTCGCCCAAACTGTTGAAAGACAGGTTATCCAGGGCAACCCATCCACGGGTAGTATGTCAACCGTCAGGTTTGAAAGAAAAGGGGATATGGTCGGGTATGTCTATATCGCCCCAAATGATGGTACTCAAGCTGTAAAATTTTCGCCAGCCGATTGGGTCGCCGCAATTTCCAAAGTTGAACTTCTCATTGGTGGACAAGTCATCGACGAACAAACATCTGAATTCTCGCAATACATTGCGCCATCTATATTGGCACAAAACTTATCTAAATCTACTTCCGGGTTTGCTGAAGCAGCTGAAAGTAAGTTTTACCCACTCAGGTTTTCGTTTTGTGAAAACGCTCAATCCGCCATTCCATTGATCGCTCTTCAATACCACGATGTGGAATTGAGAATTACGTGGGGTACAGTTGCTTCCGAAAAATATGAAGTCTACAGTCAATTCATCCACCTCGACACGGAAGAGCGTACCGTTTTGTCTTCCACACCACAACAAATGCTTATTACACAAACACAAAAAGCTGTTGCCTCCTCTTCCAAAATACATGAACTCAACTTTAACCACCCAATTAAGTGTTTGGCATCTGCAAATGGGGCTTCTCTCGCTATTGCGGATGACGCAAATAAAATGAAACTCCAAATCAATGGTACGGATGTTGCCGATTTCAAATATGTTGATCCACACTACACCGCGGTCACGTCGTATTACCACACCGCATCATCTAAAGATGCTGGTGCAGCCGGTGAAAATGACAAGTTCTTCTTGTACCCATTCTGTCTCGATACGTGTAAGATTCAACCAACGGGTTCGCTCAACTTTAGTAGACTCGATTCCGCGAGACTGGTTAACGATACCGCCAACTCGGACGCTGATATCTACGCCGTCAACTACAACGTCCTCCGTATCGAAAATGGTATGGGTGGTTTGATGTATTCCAACTAAGTAATTTAATTTAGCCACTTATTATAAATGATTTGGCAATTAATTTTTCTCATAGCATTTATCTTTGTTATAACGTATGACCCGAAATCGGGTACTTTAGATCATTTAGTTGGTAAAAAACCGGAAAAAACCCCCCATAATGCGGAATGTAAAGAAGGTCATTACCAGGAAATACAATTTGGAAAAATGGGGTACCCGTGTCCAACCGAAAAGAAAACGCACATGGGTGCGATTATAGGAACTTAAAAATTTAACTCGTAATTTTATATATAAAATGTTTACATTCGATCGCGATACCGCGACTATAGTTGCCGTGCTCATGTGTATTGTTGCCACAATGTACATGTACAGAGAACTTAATAAAACGAAATCAGAAATGGATAATGTTAAAGGATTTTACGGAAACCTCATGACACATTTATCCAGACCACCACCGCAAGTGAAATCTGTACCAGTTGTAGAAACAGAAAAAGAGGAAGTTTTAGAAACCCAAGTTGATAATGATGAAGAAGATTCTTCAGAATAATCATCTTATTCAATTATAACTTGCAAATAAGCAATGAAAAAATATAAAGCAATTGCAGTACCCGTCACTTTTATAGGTGATAAACCACGATTTCTCACTGTCCGGGATCGAAGATTCAAAGATTGGATTTTCGTCACCGGAGGGTGCAGGCGAAGGGAGATTCCAAATCCCATTAGATGTGCTTTGAGAGAACTTGAAGAAGAAACCAGAGGAGTTGTTTCTTTGAAAAAAGGTGAATATACAGAATTTAAATTTGTAGTAACAGAAAGTCCAGGAGTGGAACTCGAATATAACGTTTACGTGTTTTTCGTAAACTATACCATACAGGAACAGGCTGAACTTATACGTAAGTTTAATGATGAAAAACAGAAAATGAATCTCCGTAAGATTCAGAAACAGCCCATCAAGAGAACACATGATGAAAATGATTTCATGAATTTTGAAACACTTTCAGAGTTCAGTACTAAGAAACAATGGGATCGTATTGTTAAGAACGTACTTAACAATCCAGAATTTTACGCGTGTGTAACTTCTCTCGATAGAAAAACCTTCTCTATTAAATAATGAAGTCTAAGAACTACATTTTATCCCAAATACGCGAGCTTCTCATTGAAAGGCACGCATATACATCAGAAAAAGCAGAAAGGTACGTTGAATTACATAAAGAGGATAAAGTTTATGAACTCCTCGTTTTAAAGAAAAATTTATCAGAAGAAGAAAATTATCCAGAAGTCTCATATAGACGCTCTATTTGGCGTCACGAGTATGAAGATGAATAAACAGTATAAAAAGATAAATAGATTAATAGGTAAGTATGTTTAAACGTTGGTGTAAAGACCAAGGTTTTGCTAATAACTCCGATTTATCACATGTGCTCATGGACGGTGGTGTCCTCTCCGTGCCATTTGATAAATTGAACGACTTTTACGAAAAATGTGTAGAAGTATATAACTCCGGTGAAAAGATATTTGTCGTTGAACAGAAAACGGAAAATTACAACTTTTTCATGGATCTTGATTATAAAGATGACGAAGAAATGTCATTTGAACAGATTAAGAGTGTATGTAAAGTGATATGTGACAAGGTCTCAAAATTTGGTGGTAAAGACGCTTTGATATCTGTCGCTGAACCTAAACCCGTAGACACACTCATAAAAACAGGTATACATATAAACTGGCCAGGTTTTGTTGTAAACAGGTCATCTGCATTGGGTATCAGGGATCATGTTATAAATACGTTAAACTTAGCGTACGGATCACGTGATTGGAAGGATATTGTTGATATTTCAGTATATGGTAATAATTCACGTAATACGAAAGGAAGTGGGTTCCGTATGCCGTGGTCACATAAAAAAGGAAAACACGAAGCGTGTGCCGGTCAGGGGTGTGAGTTATGTAATAACACAGGTAAAGAAACACAAAGTGAATATTTACCCATATTTATATACAAGCACGGTCCTTCATCTACATTACAAAAGACTGAACAAAAACCATCCGTTGATATATTACATATGGCAACGTTACGTACGCAAAGTGTGGAACCGGTTATTATAGAAGGAACTCACAAAGAAGCTACATTTACAACATTACAAACTAAAAACGAGTTCAAGGACCAAGAGGCTCTTTTACTCGTCGAAGCATTTGTTCGTAAAAATGTAGAAGGACAAACTACTGCATCAATCACTAAAATGTTTAAATATAACAAACAGTTTCTAGTCTCGACAAATTCTAAATATTGTGAAAATAAAAGGTGTAATCACAATTCCAATCACGTATGGTTTCACATAATAGGTGATACTATAGCACAGAAGTGTTTTTCGACTACTAATGTACTAAGACGATATGGATTTTGTAAAGATTTTTCGGGAAGGAGGCATCAACTCAGTAAAAAAATAACAGATATTCTTTACGAAGATGGTAAAGTTGAGACATACACACCAAAAAAGAAAGTTGATGTAGAACCAGAACAGAACTTACTCGAAAGATTTATAAAAAAGTATATCGTTAAAAAAGAAACGTTCGTCATAGAATCACTCAAACGTGAAGGTGTTAAGAAATATACTGTAACCACAAGGGAAACGTGTGACACATGTAAAGAAACGATTTCATTCAGTATACTTAAAAGTCATATACAACAGGTGTGTAAATGTAAATGTCGTGCACATAATCTTACAGATAAAATTGTTAGTACTTTATAGAATGTTAGCTGTAATATTAATTGCACTCGTTGTATATTTGGCATCATCTTTAATAAAAAAAGATACAGGTACAAAACATATAACTAAACTCATACGTGAAACTTTACCGTACTCGGGATTAAATGAAGTTTTATATAAAGAATTTTTAGCCAATATAAACATGGCTATAGAATATAAATCACATACAGAAGTTTCAGAAAAGTTATTAAATCGTGCACTCGAAAACTTAAGAGAACTTGCATTATACACCGTTTCTACCGATACGAGTGTTATAGAAGAAATAGACACGTTAGCGAACAGTATAAACGCTGAATTTAGCCTTGTTTTAATAAATGAAACTATTAACGCTGCGTAATGTATTTAAAAGAATAAACATACATTACTTTATAATGACAAAAACAATTGTTTCTACACGTACACGTTCAGGGAGAGTCTCAAAGGTTCCAGAACGCTTAGACCCACTCGAAGATCTCCCAGAAGACGATTTTTCTGACGATGATTATGAAACCGAGTCGGAAATAGAAAGTGATATTGATCTTCTTCAGACGGATGATGAGGATGATTTTGAAGATGATGATAGTGATATGGATGAAAATGGTAATTTAAAAGGGTTTATTGTTGATGAAGAGGAAGAGGATGAGTAATATAGAGCTTAAAAAAATGGGTTTACATTTTATAAATGGAAGCTGAAGTTGGTACACCTATAAACTATAATCCGGATGATTTTATGAATAAAGAAGAGGATCATCAACCAGATGAACAAAAACCAGAACCGGAAAATAACGAACAGTATTATTTTCCGCCACCGCAACCGTATTACGAACCTTACCCACAACCAACTCAAAAGGAAGATATATTCACGAATTTAGATAAAACGGCGTATATTATTATTTTTGTATCCTTTATTTTAGGTTTTTTTATGGGTAAGACTATGCAACCGGTCATTCTTAGACCCGGATAGGATTACCTGTAATCCATAAGTGTCCAGAAGACGTTTGTTGCCCTTTAAAATTACCAATAGAACCAATTTTTGATCCCGTAAAATATGCACGACTTACAACGAGTGGGTCTTTTAGTATATCTTGTGCGACATCAGACGCACTCACATTTTCAGTACCCGATTTACTTTTTCGATCTTCGTATAATCGTAAAAATAAACCGACCATGGCTAAAACAATAATTATGGTGATTATATTTAGTATAATACTCAACATTCTTACATTTATATAACAAATTTATTTAGATTCTACCTCTTCACCTTTCTCGACTTCTCCTTCACCCGTAGTATCCTGAGCTTCCGTAGAAGACTCGGAATTCTCCTTTTCAAACTTTTGCATTGCTTCAACTGAATTGAACCCCTTCTCAGACGCCTCTTTTTCGAGAGCCACTTTTGCCTCAGCTTCACGTTTTTCCTGTCTTTCTTCAATTTCCTTAGCAACCATGGCATCCGCTTCCTTAACAAGTTCCTCCATTGGTGTATCCGGTTTTTCCTTTTGGAGACGTTCGAGAACTTCAGCTGGATGGCTAATTGGTGGTTCGTCCGGTTTCGTATAATACTTCGAGTTTTCATCACCCGGTTTCGTAAAAGTTGAGGCACTTTCGACCATATCGCGTTTACGTTCCGCAAACATGTGTGCCGCTTGTGCTTGATTTTCTTTGTATCCAGACATGAGTTCTTCGAGTTTTTCATTCGAATAGTGAACGTCTTCGATCTTTGTTGGATCAGGTGGGATTAACAACCATTTATACATGTCAACAACGTAAATATCAAACGTCGCATCTTCTTTTTGAAGACGTTTAGCGTGTGATGCAGCCTCATCTCTAGAATTAAATGCACCCCGAATCTTAATTCCAAACTTATCATTCTTTTGAGGTGCTTCCGGTCCTATAACAGAAAGGCATGCGTATAATTGACCTGGAACGGTCGTGTAATCTTGTTCG